GTGCGGAGTATATATGGGAGATGCGATTAAAATCTATGCGCAATGAGGCAGGAACAAATGTATCTGGTAATTTTAGTATATCATATTTATTAAGCAGTAATTATCTTGAATTTCTTCCTACTGGTGCTATCTCCGGGCAAAGTGATATCCTTGAATATGGCTCTGACAATGACGATAAATCATCTACTATATTTAGCCTTGACACATACCTTGGTGATGGGCCAAGTAAAACAACGGATGGAGGATTAAAAGTTTTAGAATCTGGCACCTATGAAAATAGCAGCTCATGGGATGTTAGCAGCGGATCAGGCTTTAACAATGTCACACAATTATTAGTAAATGAAGTAATACGCGGACAGCTCACACCAAAGTTACGAATGGTTGATATGCCATTTCAAAATTTATCAGTTGACAATCCTTACCTTCCTCACAAGGTCATAGAATATTCTTCTGGATACTACGTTTTTGAAAGAGGTAGTTTTGATTTAAAAACAGAGATTTGGCAAGGTGATTACTTTAAAATAGAATTGGATGCCTAATTATACTGAAAGAACAGTTTTATCGAAACCTCGCGACTTTGCAGATGTTGCTAATAACTCTGGCAGTGGAGGAGTGGTTAACAACAATGTTACAGAAACAATAAATAATGTTACAGTAAATGGCTCTGCCGTTTCAATATTTAATCAAGAATTTCTTGCATCTATATCCAATGTTTTAACCTGGACTCAAAATAATGGAGTCTTGCCAGTTACTAATTTAAATGCTGCTATTCATGTTTACCAAAACGGGCAAAAATTAATAGCAAGTCAATATGTAATAACGGCACCTGCTACTATTACGATTGATGCAAACACGCACTACAATGGAAGTAATTACATTGTATTTGCAATAAACATAAACTAATGGAAGAAATAAAAGCACCTAAAAAAGAAAGGAAGTTTTTAAAAGGACTTGGAGAAATTGCATTAGTCATAATTAAAGAGCTTGTTCTTGGCATTGGGAAAAAGCTAATTAACAAAGTAGGCAATAAACGGCAAGGTCTTTCCATTGCCCTTATCATCTTTGCCTCATCCTTTGCCTTTGCCCAGTATCCAGCCACAGGAAACAAACAACGACTTGGTTACCAAACCAGTGGCGACGGTCTCGTTTGGAGAGGTGCATTAAGCGATACAGCAAGCATCCAACCCGTATCAAATCAAAACGCCTGGCTAATAATAGATACTGTTAATTTAAAAATATATTCATTTGATTTTACTTCCAATATTTGGGGCTTGGTTGGCGGTGGAACATCGGGTTTAACAATGCCTTTTGATTCAATCACCTTTAACACAGCAAAAGATGGAACTGTCGGAGTAGGTGAGATTGAATATAATGATACGCAAGGAAGTTTGATTCAAGGCTTAAAAGGAGGCTTAGTGACAAATGTAATAGGTCAACAATTACACCAAAGGGTTAACAATCGCACAGGTGCAACGTTGGCAAAAGGTACTGCGGTATATTTGTCAGGAAGTCAGGGAAATAGAATAACCGTTGCCAAAGCCTTAGGCGTTACTGATGCCTTTTCAGCAAGTACCTTTGGAATAGTGGCTGAATCAATAGCAAATAATCAAAGCGGCTATGTAATTACTGAAGGCTTAATTACAAATATAAATACAAGTTCATTAGTTGAAGATTCAGCGGTTTATCTTTCGCCAACGGTGGCTGGTGGCTTGACATCAACAAAACCGCAAGCGCCTCAACACACAGTGTATATTGGTGTTTGTGTTAAAAGTAATGCTGGTTCTGGGGAATTGTTCGTTAAAATTAGAAATGGTCAGGAGTTGGACGAGCTTCACGACGTAAGGATAACATCGCCAGTCAATAAAGCAAGTTTATATTATTTAAGTAGCGGAGGTGTTTGGAGAGATACAACTGCCTCACTTTTGGTAAGCGATACGGCAAGTATGCTTACAAATTATTTGCAAACTGGCGTTGCATCTTCGACATATCAAACAAAGTTAAACGGTACTGGTTTTGTAAAAGCAAGCGGGACAACTATAACTTATGATAATTCAACCTATTTAACATCTTCAACAGGTGTATCTACATTTAGTGCAGGCAGTACAGGATTTACACCATCCTCTGCCACATCTGGAGCAATTACATTAGGAGGCACATTAGCCTTAACAAACGGAGGCACAGGCGCAACATCTGCATCTGCTGCAAGAACTGCGTTAGGCGCAACGGTGCGAGGTGCTAATACTTTTTTATTGACAGACATAGGGGCAATATCATTTTTAAGATATAATGCAGATAACACGGTAAGCCAAAGAGCAGCGGATGGTATGCGCAGTGATTTGGGAGGTACAACAATAGGGCAATCAATGTTTACTTTAACCAATCCTTCTGCCGTTACATTCCCAAGATTTAACGCTGATAACACTGTGAGTGCATTAGATGCTGAAACTTTTAGAACGGCAATAGGTGCAGGAACGGGTACAGGTACAGTTACAAGTGTTACAGGAACTTTGCCTATTTCAGTTGCAACAGGAACAAGTACTCCAGTAATTTCAGTAGCTAATGCAGGCGTATCGACAACAGGAGTAGTTACTGCAAATACTCAAACATTTGGAGGCACTAAAACATTTAATGGTGTTTTAAATGCAAGTTCAGATTTAAATGTTACAGGAATTAGCACTTTGTCAGGTGGTGCAATTATTGGTTTAGGAGCTTCTATGACTAAAATAGCAGGTTTAAATGTATCAAATGCACTTGGATCAATAACGGTAGGTTCTGGATTGTCTTTAACAAGTGGTACATTAACTGCAACAGCTGCAAATCTTGTAAATATATATCTTGCTATTAATGGTCCTGGCATTACTTTATCTTCAAGTTTTGGTGATTATTCACATTGGTACGTAAATATAAATCAAAGTTCAACTGTAAGTATTACTTTACCATCAGCAAGTGGTAATACAAATAAAACACTTGTAATAAAAAACTCTGGATCTGGTGCAGTTAATTCAAATAGCACAAATGTTGAACCATTAAATAGCACAACTTTAACTACATCTATTTTAACATCAGGAGGTGGTAAATTTGCTACACTTGTAAGTAATGGTACTAACTGGATTATAATGCAAGCAAACTAAACATTATGAAATCAATAATATTAAAACTTTTACATCAAGGCTATGAGTTCATTGCCTTTTCTTTCTGCTGCGGCTTTGTTGCCTCGTTTTTCATCCCTATCCAAGGCTTTCTATTGTTTACGGTTGCCGTTGTTTTTGCGGATACCATAACGGGCATCAAGGCTGCAAGGAAGGAAGGGCAAAGAATAAGCAGCAAGGGATTATATCGTACAACTGAAAAGATAGTAGTGTACTTTGTTGCTATATTAATTTTTGAAGGTGCTAAAAATACCTTTAATATTCCTTTCCCTATTACTTACATGGTTGCAATGATGATTTCTGGAACAGAGTTATTTAGCGTTGCGGAAAACATCAAGCGGATAACTGGTGTTGAATTAGGAACATTAATATCAAGATTTTTTAAACGTTAAAACAAATAATCATGCAGACTAATTTAAAAGAGGTTTTAAAATCAGCAGACACAATCAAAAGTCCCATAGGTGACATTGCTTGTTATTCAATGAACATAGCGGAACTTGCCGGAGAGGTAAACGTTTTTATGGAAGGCAACAAGGTTAAATTTACATGGAGAGAGTACATTAAACTTGCTCAAATCATTTGGGATAAAATCAAGGAAACATCTCGCGAATGTGCAGGCAAAGAGATAGAGGTAAAATTGCCTCCAAAATTATCAATCGTTGGGGCTGCTTTTGCTCTCATCGGCTTTAAGTTATAGGCGCAGAAGAATCGCTACCTTAGGCAGCCGAGGGGAGTTGATTAATTTCTTCTCCCCTTAAAAAAAAAACTATGCTTAAGAAAATATTTCCCAATACACATGAATTTTTAGACTACCAAGTATATCAAAAGGATAGGTATTTTTTATTTATATCAGATGTGCATTTAGACAGCGTGCATTGTGATAGAGTAAAATTAAAAAAGGATCTTGACCTTGCTTTAGAACGAAACGCAATAGTATTTATTTTTGGTGACTTGTTAGACCTTATGCAAGGCAAATACGATCCTCGATCAAATAAAGCAGATTTAAACCCAAAATACAATACTGCAAGATATATAGACGAAGTTATTAAAGATGTGGTGGAATTTTTAACACCCTATAAATCTATTTTAGCATTCTATTCCCCTGGCAACCATGAAACAAGTGTAGAAAAACGTATTGAATATGGAATAGTTGATAAAATTTGTTATCAGTTAGAAATGAGTCAAGGTAATTACTCTGGCTACATTTATTGCAGATTTTTTACTTATTTCGAAGATAGTACTAAAATTCCTTTAATTATTGCATTTCACCACGGATACGGAGGAGGTGGGCAAGTAACACGCGATTCTATTCAGACTGCAAGAAAAGCCGTTTACCTTCCAGATGCAAATGTTGTTATTAGTGGGCATACACACGACCGATGGATAATACCCATTACACGTAATCGTATTTCAAGATACGGTGAAAGCATAGACCAACAATGGCATTTAAAAACTGGCACATATCAAAACGCACCTATTGATTTTAATGGCTATGCTATCGAAAAAGGATTAGCCCCTAAAGCTGGTGCAGGTATATGGATGAAATATACTATTGGTTCTGACCTTAAATTAAATTACAATTTTCAATTTGCAGAATGAAACCAAATGATTTTTTAATATGCCTTGACGCTGGCCATGGTGGCATCAAGGCAGGAACAGGCCCAGAGAAATATGTTACCTATCCTTCAAAGTGCTTCCAGCATCGTACAGGTAAATTTCATTCCTACGGATGGTTTTTTGAGGGAGTTTTTAATAGGTCATTAGCTAACTATTTGGAGCAATATCTTTTAGACTATGGCTTTCAGGTAAAAAAGATATACGAACCAATAAACGATACAAGCCTTAAAAAACGCTGCCAACTTGCATCATCTTATGCCAGTGTAGCAAAGCATTCCATCCTTGTTTCCATCCATGGAAATGCTGCTGCAACAACAACTGCAAGAGGTTGGGAGATATTTACATCTCCAGGAGATACTAAGTCTGATCAGCTTGCAACAGCAATAGGCGAGGAAGTTAAAAATGCTACACCTGGATGGGTGCATAGAAGGGATTATATTGATGGAGATTTAGACAAGGAGGCAAGGTTTCAAATGCTTACCGGAATATCGATGCCTGCGGTTTTGACAGAGAATGGATTCTTTACAAATTATGCAGATAGTTGTTTAATGATTGATTTGACTTGGCAGCAAAGCATTGCGAAAGCTCATGCAAAAGGCATCTTGGAATATGCGGTCAAAGAGGGAGTGCAATGGGAATAAAAAAAGGTGCAAGTATCTCTCTTGCACCTCTCAAACACCTTCTTAAACACTAATTAACAACTATCTTATTGTATATTATTTCCAGCATTCTTAAAGCTGATTCTTTTGTTTCTGGCTTTTCTTTTGTATTTTTTATTATTTGATATAACAAAGATACCATTCTTTCAGGATTCATATACTCATAATATTTTTTACCATTTTCATCTAAGCCATTGTAAAAGGTTAACAATACATTTACTGTACCAATAGTGTTGTTAAATTTTATTGGCTTTGGATATTTATGAAATATTTCACTACATATATCAAGTTCCTTTTTACCTAATGATCTTTCTTTAGTTGCCATGTTGTCCTATTTTTAAAAGGGTTAATTTTGTTTTTTCTTGCCTCATGCGCTGCTCTATAATTCCTAAGAACCATTTATCTTGATTGCGGTTCTCTTTCATAGTTTCGGCAAAGTAGATTTTCTCTAAGTTGTGAAGCCGTTTTCTTAATACTTTTTCCTGCATCATTTGTAATAGCTTTTAGCAATTAACGCTAATTGGAATGCGTCAATTTCATCTTGTGATAATTTTTTGTTTCCAGATACTTCTAATTTCATTCCTTTAATTACGGACATAGCAAAGTCTAATGTCCATTTCTTACCTTTCTCTTCCGGTGATATACCTTTTACTGTATGACCGTATAACTCCAACCAATCAATAGTAAATCTTGATGCACCTTGGTTCATGCCAACATTGCGGCTTATCTTTGTGCGTGACCTACCATCAACATATTTACGAAAGGTAATATTCTGTAAGCTCGAATCTTCCACAACAACAACAATATCCATTGCCCATGTCAATGCGTCTTTTGCCCAGTCGGCAAGTTTTTTGTATCTGCCAAAGTACAATTTATAATCATCAATAATACAAACAGCAAATCCATTTAGTCGCATACTTGGATCAATGCCTACATACTTTTTTACCATTGTATTTTTTTGTTTACAAAGTTCTTTTTAGAATATTTTACCAAGAATTTAAGTAAATCTTTATAGTCGTAATATTTGCCTTTGTAATACCATAACTCTTTGCTTTTAATGTATTTCATTGTTTGAGTGCCATAGGTCATAAAGAGGTCATTGTCTAAGTGTGACCTGGAATACCCATCCCAAAAGTTCCAAGATGTTAAAAAATCAGTAGTTATTGTATCAATATAGTGCTGCTCCTCGTTAGTATCATAAAATGTCCTTTCTAATTTATCACCTCCAATCTTCTCAATACTCATGTAATTATAAGCCATAAAGTGATTCTTTTGCGCTGGCAATAGATACACAGCAAACATAAAACAGATAGCCATTGTAAATTTAATTGGCTGCGAGGTCGTGGCGTTCATTTTAAGCGCACTTCCTTTTGGCTTCGGTGGATTGCGCTTCCTTGGTTCTTTCACGCCAATACCATAGGCTTCTATGCCTTTCTCAATGAATTGTATCTCTAACACATATCCAAAGCAAATGATTGCACCAATAAAAAAGAACATTGCCCAAAACTCTGCGCCATTGCTTTTGCCTTGTATGCTAAACCACAACTCTAACAATGCTATAACCGTGGCAACTGCTGCAACACGAGAAGGATATTTACTCCGCTTGTCTGATGGGTTAAGGAAATCAATAAACACAATGGCAAATCTGCCAAACTGGAGCATAAGGGAAGCAGGGATGGAAAGGAGCAGCGGAAGGGGAAGGAAGTACACGTTAAGAACTGCGGTAATAAGGTAGGTAAGAATAATACCTGTAAAAATAATCTTTGGCATAGAGGATGTTATATCCTGAAATAGCCATTCAAAGTTTTGATTGTTAAAATTCTTTTTCATGTTTGTGATGTTTTAATTGTTAATCATACACAAATATACAAAGTATAATTATAAATCATAATAAAATAAAAAAAAAGTGGGAAATAAAATATCTCCCACTTAAAACGCATCACAAAACTACTTCCCAAAAATCTCTT